CAGGTACTTGGCAAGGGACGGCTATTGCAGATGCTTACGTTGCTGACAACCTGACTATCTCTGGTGGCACTGTAGACAACAGTGTTATCGGTGGTACTACAGCGGCGGCTGGTACGTTTACGGATCTAACAGCATCAGGCACGTTGACCCTTGGTGGTACAGCGGTAACGTCTACAGCGGCAGAGTTAAACATTTTAGACGGCGTAACTGCTACAGCGGCAGAACTAAACATTCTTGATGGTGTCACTAGTACAGCGGCAGAACTAAACATTCTTGATGGTGTCACTAGTACAGCGGCAGAAATCAATCTGTTAGACGGTGTTACAGCTACGACAGCAGAGATTAACTACCTTGACGTTACAACGCTTGGCACAACAGAAGCGTCAAAGGTGGTAACGGCAGATGCCAATGGCGTGGTTACATTTGATAACGGAACGATTGAAGAATCAACAGCACTCTCTGGAACATCTGTAACAGTAAACTTAAGAGACGGTGATAACTTTACCCACACACTGTCAGGTAACACAACCTACACGTTTAGTAACCCAGCGGCAAGCGGCAAGGTTTCTGCGTTTACATTGAAGATCGTGCAGGACGCTAGCGCATCTGGCTACACGGTAACTTGGCCTACATCAGTGGATTGGCCTAGTGCTACAGCGCCTACGTTGACAGCTACGGCATCAGCGATTGATTACTTTGTGTTTATAACCCATGACGGTGGCACTAACTGGTACGGGTTTACAGCGGGGCAAGCGTTCGGATGAGTCTAGCTTCTAGAAAGTTAATTCAGGCTACTGCTGGTGCGGCTGGTGCAGAACCCGCAAGTGACGATGATTTTGCCAATGTTGTCCTGTTGTTAGACGGTGATGGTACTAGCGGTGACGATAACAATACGTTTACTGATTCGTCTACCAACGGCTTTACGGTTACTGAGACTGGCTCTGTAGTACAGGGTAGCTTTAGTCCGTATGGGGATAATTGGTCTAATTACTTTGATGGAAATCAATATTTAATATCTGATACAGCGGCTCCTGCTATTGGTACTAATGACTTTACTATAGAGTTTTGGTACAACGGCGGAGCGCAACCTAACCGTTTTCCAAGCATTGTTGGAACATTAGACGCTTTTGGTGCTACAGGCGCTTGGAGAGTATTTACATACAACAATAACGCCAACACTTTCATGTTTGGCCTTGCAACAACTGCCTACACATTTAACACAGAAAACTACAACGATGGCGTCTGGCGGCATTTTGCAGTTACAAGAGAAGGCACGGATTTAAGGGGATTTGTAAACGGGGTTCAACAAGGGTCAACCCTGACAATGGGCGGCAACCTCACGTCAAGAAAAATATTAGTGGCGGGGAACCTTAGAGATAACGACCACCAAGAAGGGTTTATTAGCAACGTAAGAGTCATCAACGGCACTGCTCTTTACACAAGTGACTTTACGCCCCCAACTGAGCCTTTAACGGCAGTTACCAACACAGACTTTTTAGGCTGTCAGTCAAACCGCTTTTTAGATAACAGCACTAATAATCTTGCATTATCAACAAACGGAACACCCAAAGTAACCCCGTTCAGTCCGTTCAAGGATGATGACGCAAGGACACTAACGACTGATGGTGGGTCTGCGTATTTTAATGATACTACTAATGAACATTTATCCATAAGCCATCAATCTGGATTTTTAATTAGCGGCCAACAATTTACTATTGAGTTTTGGTTTTATCCTGTTCGTTCTGGAGTTGATGACCACGTTGCATCCTATAACAACGGAAATTCTGACGGGAATTTAAATTGGCTGTTTAGGCAAATTAATAATAATAGTTTGAGATTTGTTGCTATTCAGTCAAATGGTACGGTACGTGCTTTAGATAGTACGTCAAAAATTATTGTAAATGGGTGGAATCATGTAGTTGCAACAGGAGATGGCTCTTCGATTAATAAAATGTGGCTTAATGGAAATTATGAAGGAAGCATTAGCACTGACGGAACTAATCAGAATAATACAAGTAACGCTAACATTCAAATAGCAAAATGGATCAACTATTATGCAGGGTATATTAGTGATTTTAGATACGTAGTAGGTTCTCAGGTTTACACAGGCACATCAGATATAACTTTGCCTACATCACCACTTACTGCTGTTACAAACACAAACCTTTTACTTAACTTCAAAGACGCTGGCATCTACGACAGATCAGGCATCAACAACCTAGATACTGTAGGTAATGCTCAGATTGACACAGCCGTTAAGAAGTACGGTTCGGGGTCAATAGAGTTTGATGGGTCTGGTGATTACCTAAAAGGCATTGCATCAGCCGATGAATTAAATATGGGTACAGGCGATTGGACTATTGAAGGTTGGTACTACGTTAGAACTAGAACAACTGCTTATCCTTTAATAATTGGAAATAATGACAGCGGGTTTAATGCTGGAGCGCTAGCCATTACTACTAGCAACAATGATTCGGCTCCTTCAAGACACGAAAAATTAACCCTTGCTGATTACGATGATACATCTGCTAGGGTTCTTTCTGCAAGTTCTGCCCACAATTTAAACCAGTGGTATCACTTTGCTGTTGTTCGTAACGGAACGAATATAACTATTTACAGGGATGGCACATCAGTTGCTAGCAAAACTATTTCATCAGCGTTGACATACGATTGGGGCTTAAATGGAGTGTTAGTAGGAGGAGGCAACTGGGATGGCGCTAATTCTTATAGTGATGCAATTTTTGACGACCTCCGCATCACTAAAGGCTTAGCCAGATACACCGCTAACTTTACACCGCCTGATGCGGCACTACCCAAGTTTTAAGAGGAGACAAATATGTTATTTGTTGAAGTGGCTACTGGAACGCCAAAAACAAAAGTCCAGCTAAGACAAGAAAACAAGCATATGTCTTTGCCTGAAGTATGGACTAATGCAACGCTGGACGCCTTGGGTGTAGCACGGGTAACTACGGTTGCAAAACCTGACGTTGGCGAATGGCAAGTGGCTGTTAAGGATGGCGTAGAGCAAGTAGACGGTGTATGGCAGGAGAAGTGGGTAACTCAGGAGATGTTTACCGAATACACCGAAGAAGTCACAGATGAAAACGGTGTAACGACTACTGTTACCCACACTGTACAGGCTCAGATAGACGCCAAGGTAGCCGCTGACAACGCCGCTCTAGAGGCCACAGAACGCGCTACACGAGACAATCTCTTAAAGGCTACAGACCACTACGGGTTGTCTGATGTGTCCATGACAGAGGCTATGACGGCTTACAGACAGGCTCTACGTGACGTACCACAGCAAGCAGGGTTTCCACAGACTATCACATGGCCTACAAAGCCAGAGTAACCCGTGGATCCTGTATCTCTGGTAGCGATGGCGTCTACTGCGTTCAAAGGTGTACAGGTTCTTGTATCCAAAGGCGCAGAGATAGAACACGTAGCTCAGAAGTTAGGCCATTGGTACACACTTGCAAGTGATTTAAAAGAAGCTGAAAAGGAAATAGAAAATCCTCCACTATTTAAAAAGGTGTTTGACAACAGCTCTGTAGAAGAACAAGCGTTAAACGCCATCATAGCAAAGAAGAAGATAGAGGAGCAGGAAAAGCAAATACGCGAGTTGATCATGTACGCATACGGTGAAGACACGTACAGAGAAATGATGCAGATGCGTCGTGACATAAGAACCAAACGCGAACAAGTGATCTACAAGCAACGAAGAAAGCAAAGACGTATGCTAGATGTATCAGCAATTATTACGGCACTACTTGTGTCTGCTGGGATTATCTGGACCACCGCAAGTATTATACAAGGGGTTTAAAGATGGATGAGTCCGCAAAACAAGTAATTGATGTAATGAGCGTAGGTACTATGCTAGGGGCACTGGGTTCAGTGTTACCACCTGTTGCCGCTTTGTTTACTATTATCTGGACAGGCATACGTATCTGGGAAACCGATACAGTCCAAGGCTTGTTTGAGAAGAAACGAAAGCGTGACGAAAAAGGTCGGTTCGTTAAGGAAGACTGATATGTGGACTGCACTTATTGGCCCTATCGCTGGACTCGCTAAGACTTGGCTAAGTAACAAGCACGAGCAGTCACAAGCCAAACACGTAGCTAAGATGGAAGTCATCAAGAACACTGCTACGTGGGAACAAGAGATGGCGGCGGCTAGTGCAACCTCGTGGAAAGACGAGTGGTTTACTGTGGTACTTTCGATGCCTCTGTTGGCTGTGTGTTACGGAGTTGCTATGGATGACTTGAGTATTATGCAGAGGGTGGGTATGGCTTTTGTTGAGCTAGACAAGTTACCTGATTACTACCAGTACTTGCTCTACGTAGCTGTAACTGCCAGCTTTGGCATACGTGGTGCTGACAAGCTGATGAACCTGAAAAACGGTAAGTAACGTATGGCAATAGACGACTATCCTAAGTTTCCTGAAATAACGCTCAAAAACCCTAGAAGTATTACAACTGGGTTATTTGGCGGTTATTTAGGACAACAAAATCAACTAGAAATGCAGGGTGTTGATGCGTCTGCTTTGTATGGTGCAGGATCAGAGTTTGTTGGATCACAAAATCAAGGAAGCGGCTCTGTTGATATAATGCCGGGACAATTTTTCCCCGGACAAGTAGACTACGGTACTATTCCTTCTGACCTAATTCGTGACGAGATTGCTCAAACTCAGCTATTCAGAGACTTCATTAGTAAATTTGGTGACAAGCTGGAAGGCAAGGGTCAAGCGGCGGCAGATTGGCTAGAGGCTCTGGTTAAGTATGGTTCTGGTGACGCTACGCTAAAGGACATGCAAGAAGTAGACGTTAGTGGTCTAATGGACGTAGAAGGTTTTGAAGACTACTACAACGACATTGTTATTGTACAGGCTCCTACTGACAATCAGTCAATATATAAGATACTAAAGGACGCTGGTTATTCTGACGATGCAATAAACGAAATATCTAGGGCTACAGTTGACAATGAAAATTTTAAAGGCAACAACGTACTTGCGACTATTTTAAGAGACCTTGGCTATGACGCCGATAATTGGGAGGTAAGTCCAGTAGGTGATTCAGGACTTAAAGAGGGAGACAAGTGCGCTACAGTTACTAACGGTCCTTTAGACGGCACAATACAAGGAGGGGAGTGCGTATCTACTACTCCTGCTGGTCCTGATTGTAAAGTCATTACTCAAGAAAATGCTGATGAATGTGGTTACGAAATAAGCAGTGACGGTCAACTTGTACCTAAAGATTTAAGCAAAGATCCAGAAAGCTACCCCACTTACGTCAGTTGTGGTGGTGGTATTTTCGCAGAAACTATAAACGACTGTCCTGATATGGAGGGCACAGGCTCTCAAATTCCAGAAGATCAGACAAAAACAGCGCAAGCCATCAAAGATTGGATTGAAGGTCAAATAGGCAAAGTCAAGGACATGACAGTTGATGATGTCCTAGAAGCTGTCTTTGGAAGCGGAGGTTATACCTGTGAATTAACAGGTGAAGGTGAAGAGCCTTGGGATTGTGCGGGAACCGACGGCACTGAAGGAAACCAGTGCTGGAAAGACTGTGTAAGTGCTAGTGTCCTTGGTGGAATACCCGGTTTGCCTATGCCCCCCGGAAACATAGATGTAGGCACAGTTAGAGACTTAGAAAATAAAGTAGAAGAAATAGGTGGCACTATTTCGGACATCTTTAGTGCTCCTCAAGGTGACGAAGACGACGAAGGATTTATTCAGAGAGCTAAAGATTGGGTACTAGGTAAAATAGAAGACATTTTTGGCGGCATAGATGACGTTACGCCGGGACAGATTACTGATTGGATTACAGGTGTACTAGGCACAACCATATCCGGTATTATCCTACAAGAAATTGAAGGCAAGAAAAACGACGTTATAGACAAAATTAATGAAATAACAGGACTTCCTTTAGATACTCCGACAAATTTAATTAACTGTTCAGACTACGGTAGAGAAGGCGGTGAAGTAAAAA